TGGCGGTGGATCGGGTCCACCAAATGCTAACTCTGGATGTAGTGGTAGTTGGAGTAATTATCCTGTTAGCGGTAGATCTGGTGCTGTTGGTGGTATTGGTGGTAGGGGTAAGAAATTAACCTGTGTCATGTCTGGTAACGGTGCTAATAGCCTTGATTGGGTTATTGGTGCAGCAGGACAAAATGGATTTAATAATAAATCTGGTAACCAAGGTACTGGATCTGAACCAGGTGGTGCCAGCAACGGTGGTGTTGGTGCTGCAACTGGTGGAGCTGGTGGTCAAGGTGCATGGGGTAATGGTGGCACAGGTGGCGCTGGCGGTGGCGTAACTGGTGTTTATGCCTCTGGTAACGCATTTATGGGCGCTGGCGGCGGTGGCGGCGGTGGTGGATCAGGTGGTGGTTACAACGGTGGTGGAACTACCGATGGTTGCTACGGTGGTGCTAATGGCATTGCTGGAACTACTGACCAGTTGCTTGCCATTACTGGCGCAATGGACTTTGAGAATGGAGCTAACGGCACATCTTCTGGTTGTACGTCAGGTGGTGGCGGCGGTGGTGGCGCTGGCGCAGGCACAAACCAATCTGCTCAAGGTGGTACTGGTGGATCTGCTGGTGCTGGTCACAATGGTAACGGCGGTGGTTCTGGTGGATCTCGTGGTTCATCCGCATATAGAACTAACTTTATATCTTCTGCATCCGCTAATAATCTTGGATCTCCTGCAGGATCTGGTGGTTATGTTTCTGTTCAGGTAACATATCAGATTGCTGCTGAGTCTCCTAAAGGTGGCGGTGGTGGAGAAGGAGGTAGACTTGTTATTTCCTTCGGACAGATTCAACAACCTGTTGCATACGTTTTGCAAGGTCCATCAAATGGTGCGGATTGCGGTGCAAATGGTTGTGGTGGTTCTACTCCTGCTGCTGGTACAAAAGGAAGTATTCAAATTCAATATTATGGGCAAGAAGAAGGAACTGACTTCGAAGGTCAACCGACTGTACCTAATACCAGATTCTACTTGTGTAATGCTGCTGGTGTACCTGAAGGAGCACCATCTCAGGGTAATATCACACAATCTTCCAGTGATGATGTTGATGTATTCAGTCCTGGCACTGGCAGTGGAGCAAGTGGTGGATTTGCAATCCCAGCAGGAACTGGAGCACCATCATTTGACGGTAAAGTAACAAAGTATATTAAATTTACTGGTGCTGGTGATCGTGAACTGAAACTTGGACCATTAGATCTTGCTGATGTTGAAAAACTACAATTCCTTATCAATAAAGGCAGTGGATTAAATGGTGGTGATGTACCAGAAGAGGATCTTGCTGTATACTATAGTGTAGGCACTAGCAATGCACAGAGTATTTTAGATACTGCATATGCTGCCGCAACACCAGCACAAGGTTGGGTACAAACTGAAGTAACTCTTGCTGACAACTCTCCTGCTAGAAATAACGATGTTACATTGTATATCAAGCAGATCAGACCAACAGGTGGAGATAATGCTAGTGCAACGGGTGATAACTATGGTTTTGCAGGACTAACATTGTTCTATGCACAATCTACTGGTCAGGTATTTGTTCCAACTGCAAATGCCGTTATTCCTGGTAATGCTGGTGGCACTGGTCCTGATGTTGGTATTGATGTGGTAAGAAGAAATGTCCCCGCATCCAAGAGTGGTATTGCAATTACAGATGGTGTATTTACTATGACATCATCTACACCAATTTCTACCACAGCATTATCTGAAATTACCACATATGTACCGTTGGTAACTAAGTATCACAGGTGTAAATATATTATTAAATCAACTTAATGGAACAAAAAGATTTGTTATTTCCCGTGGAGAAAATGAATGGTGATTTCCAAGACTTTATTGGAGTCTGGGACAATTTCTTCCCCCCACAATTATGTGACAATATTATTGATTTTGCAAATAAGATTGTCGAACAGCACGCTGGCAACTCTCAGTTAGTTGGCGCTGGTAATAAACAGTTTACCAACAAAGGCAAGACGGGCAGGCATGATACTCAAGTATTCTTAACAGACTATGATACAGAACTGTGTAATAAAGTTAATGAGTATTTGACATGTTGTTTGTCACACTATTGTGAAGAGTATTCGCATTTAAAACAAGTAAACTTATTTTCTTACATTATTAAGTGTCAGATCACCCCGCCTGGTGGTGGGTATCATGTCTGGCATTATGAGAACATGAGTTATGAATCAGCATCTCGTGAACTTGTTTGGACAGTATATTTAAATGATCTTCCTGATGGTGAAGCAGAGACTGAGTTTCTGTATCAAAAGAGAAGAATTAAACCGAAGAAGGGAAGAATTTGTATATTCCCAGCAGGCATGACTCATGTACATCGTGGCAACACGGTGTTTACACATGATAAATACATTTTGACAGGATGGGCTCACAAATCTAAGTAATATGGCACATGCAAATAGAAATGTGAAATTGTACGTGAATGCTCTAGATAAGAGCATCATGGCAAATAACATTACAAAGGTATTCCCTAATGATGAATGGACATTGAAGATCCTTCCCATCATCTATCCTATCTGGGATAGTGACAGGGATAGATTGGAAACATTTGCCTATTTCCAAGATGGTGATGCTTTCATGACTAAGAATAAGTATCGTAAGAATGCCAAGACAGGTGAATATGTTTGGGAATCTTATGAGTTTGATCTTGAAGAGTTCTCTACTGCAGAGATTACCGAACTCTATACAAAATTATATGATCAGTTCTTACAGTTTAAAGAGAAGCAAGACTTTGATCTTGATAGTTTAATTAAATCTGAATATGTTAAGAACAACGTTATCAATTGGAATAAAGTTCGATTGATTCGTAATTTCTTGCTTGATGACAGTGATTGGAGTCAACTCCCTGATGCTGCTCTAACTGATACAGAGAAAGCACAGTGGGTGACATATAGAACAGAACTACGCAATCTACCCGAACTTAACAATGGTAGAGAACCAATGCAATGTAAGTTCCCTGTCTCTCCTGATTATTTCAAGAGAATGACAACTGAAGAAGAATACTTATCTACGGATGAACACAGATTTGTATTGACACAAACTGCATATCGTAAGTATGTGAAGAGAATGGTAGCATATATGACTATTTCTCTATCTGCAACAGGGATTGAGACTATGGGCGTTAAGTTTCTACGCGATCCATATTCTGCACCTGATGATATTCTTGACACTCTACTTACTGCAATTGAAGACGGAGACATCTGATGGCACTAGTATCATTAAATCCTATGACAATCAACCAACTAGCAGCGGCACACTCTGCTGCTAGTGGTAAGTATGTTCTCATCATTGATAATTGTAAGTATCACACACTCACAGATGAGAAGAAAGCAGCAGTAAAGGAATGGTATGTTGATTTCATTCCAGAAGCAGAGATTGATGAGATCTTTGCACATGATCATGTATTCTATCAGTTTGGTGGAAAGAACAAGGCAGTAGATGCTGGGTTCGAGTGGTTCCCACAACCATCTCTCTGCCCTGACCTTGACCATTGGATCCATGTTATGGTAGTATGTCCAGATGGTCAAGTCCCCTACGAAAACAAAGACGCTGCACCACCTGCTTGACAGAGGGTTGACACCTGTGCTATGGTAGCAGGGCGTTTGTGAAACAGCATGAAAGTCCCCACACAATATGAATTGACGCACCTGCAACTGCAAGCGATGCTCCGTGATCACAATATCCCAGACAGTGAGATTAAGTATCTGGGTGAATTTGAATACACAGAAGAATACCAAGCACATCCAGAACTTCATGGTTATATGATGCATTGGTATCGTATTGGTAATGAGCATGAGGTGCCTGTCTGCGACATTGCATCCGTAGATCGGGTAGACGATGGAGATTGACAACCTCCCTAAAAGTTGTTAGAATGTCTAAGTAAACGTCGCAATTTACCAGTGTCTACTGAATTTATCCCTATTGGGGACAACCTTCGTTATTTTTACGAGTGGATTAGTCTCCGTGAATGGCGTGAAGAATGGAATACTTGTCCCATTCAGCGTGATCATAAACGTCGCGCTGCTTCTAAAGTAAATCAAGCAAAGTTCTCTCATCTGCAACCAGATCACCTTGAAGTAAAAGGTGTCATCCTTGGATGTGATTGTGTCGATCCCTATAGTGGTATCGAATACAAGAAAGGCACCAAGTTCAAAACAGATGGTCATACTCGTGACCTATCTTGGGAGATGGGTATTTGCCTTGATGGTCAACCCGAAGAGGTTCATGTATCCTATCTTGTTGTAAACTCTATTGATGAAGTTCGTCGCATCTACTCTATGTACGATGCACCTACTGATGCAGAGAAAGCATGTGATCGTCTAGATGGTGCTTATCGTAATGTATTTGCTCACAAAGGTCAGTATATCACTCATTCCGAACTTCGTAAAGTAGTTCCTGTTGAGTATGCATCCTCTGGATGTTGGCCTGATAGATTTGTTCGTGCTAGGACTACGAACAATATGGAGATTCTTCCTCGCGTGATTGAACTTCAGGAGTCTATTCTGTGGGTTCAAGAGAATATCTTCAATGATCCTGCTTTCCAGAGTCGTAAGCACAGTAAGTTTAGTTGGCAAGCAGCATACACTACTGCTGCTCTTATGTCTTATCTTAAACACAAAGAGAAAGAAGAGAATCTTATTAAACTCAAAGAGTTTATGATTCGTGTTTCTAACATGGCGATTGATCTTACTGTAGATAACGCTGATTGCTGCTCTCGTTTTATTTCTGAGTGGTCTAATAAAGACTCTAATTATGTTAGAGTTCGTGGTCTCAATGGTAGTGTTGATTCCCAAGAAATGGAAGGATTTAATCTTCTCATGATTGACCAGTATATTGCTGGTATTGTCTATGAAAAGATGCCTAAAAACTGGCGTACATACTTCCGTAGTTGGCAGTTGGATTTTATCGATCTCGAAGAAGCACGGGAACAACGTGCTATTAAGAATTCTATTAAATCCTTTTGTTAATGTTAAGATTGGGGTCTTTTGACCCCATTTTTTACTGTTTTGTAGTATATACTATAGGTCTTGCGTGATCTTAAGATTATCTTCGGGATTGAACGCAAAACCTCATGCTATACTAACCTTAGTTCGAAAGACAACCATGGACAACAGCAAGCACGAGAAACGCCGCGATGCCCTTGGTCTGTTTTATGAGAGTGTTCTCAAACCAGACCCAGCACTGCGCCAATGTGCTCACAATCAAAAATGTTACCATGAGTTGATGGAATGGCGCTCCCAAGTGCTAGAATATCTTGATCGTTGCCGTAATGAGGAATTCAACTAATGACTATTGAAGGACGCCCTATTATTCAACATGACTGGCAGAAAGAGTATGAAGTCCAACGCAAAGATCGTATGCAAGATTGCATCGATGATTACCTCCAAGATGATAAAGTCGATGCACGACGAGCGTATGAAGAGATTCTATCTTGTGTGCAGGATGTGATAGAT